GCGAGCGGCACGTCGCCAGAAGAGGGCGCTTGCTGTGGAAGACTTTTTGAAGGTCGGGAATGTTGGTGGTGGGACGGAGACTGCAGCTGATGCTGTGGTTGATGAAGTCGTGACCGCTGACAAGAACGTAACCGGATTAGTCAGAAGCAGTGAGTTAACTTTGATCGCGCGTGCCAGGCAGGAACTTTCAGATTGGTCATCTGTAGAGGTTCCTGCATTGTTGGGTGGAGATTTCACTTCCTTCGCCCTGGGTTTGCTCGGTGTGGTCCCGCGATTTGCGGCGGGACACATCGGATACAATTATCGTACCGTGGAAACACAAACGGTAGAAGCTGTGCTAAATGGAGATTTGGTGGCAGAGCCTCTTGATGATATAGTGAAAGAAGACGGGGAAACTGTTCCCGTCGTCCAGGCTGCTGGAATCGTTTCTGTGAGTGTGAAGCGAACCCCGAAACACAAGGGGCATGTAGCTAGGATCCCAGTTTTGGCTGGGGACATTGCTTCCGAACTCAAGCTCAGACACGGACTATTGATTGATGATGGTGATAACCAGAAATTGATTAGGGCCGATACTGTGCGTAAGGTGGAAGCAGCGAGGAAGGATGGTAACAAGTTGTGGCGAGCTCTCAGGAGCCGCGACGCTTTGCTTGTTGTGATGCATGCGGAAAAGATGTTTTGGTTAATGTCGGCAGATGAGGCTGACGTGGCTGATCTCTATTCGCGTGAATCATTAACCGTCCTCCGGGGTGCTCGGGCTGAACTCGCCCGAGCACCCACCAGATGTTAGGGCCGTCTGGGAATTGAACACGGATCGGTATCGGAGTCCTCCATAAGTCAGAATCAAGTTGACTTGGAAGTGAATACGATGCCGAATGAGGAATTCCGTGTTTCAAGACCTAGACAGGCTTTAGGGGTTAAAAGCCCCCGGGAGTTTTGCACCGTCAATGTGCAGAATGGTCCCGACTGGGATATGCCCAACAATGACATCAAAAGTGTCTCTCATGCAGTACTAGAAAGAGTCTTCTTTGTGAAATCAAAAGAAGGAGGCTTTAAAAGAGCGCCAAAACCCGCTGATTATTATAAAGCAGAATCAGCGACTTTGGAAGAGGCCCAGGCAAAGGGTCGAGCTTACGTGAGAGAGCAGTTACAAAACTTCAGTAGTAAAATGACAACCATCGCATCCAGTGAAGAGCTGGTCAGCCCGTTAAGCACGAAGCAATTCGTTGATTCTTACGGTGGGGCCAAGCGTGCTGTGTACGAGGCTGCTGCAGTGAGCTTAGAGGATAGACCCCTCGAGGTTCGTGACTGTCGTGTGAAGACGTTTACCAAGGATGAATATCGTAAGCCGGGAGGAGCACCCCGAGCAATTCAACCACGGTCCGCGCGCTTTAATGTCCAGTTGGGGCGTTACATCAAGCCTCTTGAACATAGAGTGTTTGAATCAATTGACAAAATATTCGATCCATCGGGCGACACGAAAACCGTTGCCAAAGGAATGAACATGAATACGCGTGGCGTAGCTATAGCAGAGATGTGGGATAAGTATGACAATCCCATAGCAGTTGGACTTGACGCAAGTCGGTTTGACCAGCACATCAACTCAGATCTTTTAGAGTTTGAACATCAGATTTACAAGATGTGGTGCACAAAAAGCTCCGGTGAGGGCTTGCCATCTCTGAAATGGTTACTAAGCAAACAGCGCATCAATACCGGCCGTTACGTCGGGATTGAAGGTAAGATTGACTATAAGGTAAATGGGTGTCGCATGTCAGGAGACATGAACACCAGCCTGGGAAATGTTACCATCATGTGTGGACTAATGTACGCCTACTTCGAAAGTAAAGGTTTGCTTGGTCGCATTTCACTACTAAATGATGGTGATGATTGCGTAATCATCATGGATAGGAAGTCCTTAAAGGGCTTTCAGCTTGGATTAGAAGAATGGTTTCTTCGAGTTGGAATTACTATGTGTTATGATGGAATATATGATACACTGGAAAGTGTTGAGTTCTGTCAAGCGCACCCCGTTTACGACAGCGTTCTCGGGTATCGACTCGTACCCCGCCCCACTAAGCGCCTATACTCAGATTTGGTTTCCACTAAGAAGCTAGGTTCAAAGAAGGTGTACAGGAAGTGGCTGGGCTCAGTAGCTGGATGTGGCGCAGCCATGTCCTCTGGGCTACCAATCTTTCAGTCATTTTACGACTGGGTTGGAACTGGAGCAACACCTTGGATACCAGAAATGGGTTCATGTTACTACAAGTTTCGACAAGAACTAGTGGATGGTATGGAGCACAAACGACGTGCTTCAACAATGGAAGAACGCATTTCCTTTTACTTTGCGTTTGATATATCCCCATCAGAACAGATCATGGTTGAGAATTACTACGCGAATCTCCCTGATCCCATCTACTCCCCACCAGTCAATGGCCTAATCAAGCACTTAGATCCAATCCAATACCTCTGTCCACCAGAGCAGAAGAACATAACCAAGTAACCGTGATATACGACTCACATGCTTGGTCGTTGATGTGGTGTCAACGTG